CCCTAGTGTTCGTGTCTGATTTGCCCACTCTCTCAGTTCTGTTTAGTGACTGGCTGAGTCCTCGTCCCTTTCTTTCTATGTTTTTAATCTTAGCAGATTTTTAATCTTTGTCAAATCTCTTTGACTTCTTTTATAAGCCTCAAGTATTTGTCCTAACTGTATTGAACTTATAAGATAAGTATAGCAGATTGAATTTATTTGTCAAGCTTATTTACAAATTATTTTCTTTATTGTTTTATTGGCGTGGGTTGAATTAAATTAGGTGGGGGGTGCCTGTCAATTCTGCCGTGCTATAGAACAGAACCTGTCACACTATAGCCATAACTACACAAACATAATACAGAGTTACAAACTATGTTATAACTATCTATAAATATACTGTAAAACCTAATAACAATGTAATGCAAATGTCAATGTTAGGTTTATATATTGTATATGTAAGACCCTTATATTTAACTAGAACAAAATACTAGATAAAATACAAGCAACATACTAGATATTGATTGGTTTACTTGACATACTACATATAGTAGGTGCACTATCACAATAATATCTAGGTTGTTCACCTATCTGTTTGAGTGTGTTACCACACTCTGTACATTTCATAATGTACAGATTAGATTAGGGGGTCAGTAAGATGTAGCGGGCTCTTATGCTTTAAAAGCTATTTTGTGCTATGAAACTTTTCTTTCTGTTGTCCTTGAGTACTGGGTTTGCGTTCCTACGTTATACTCTTAGTATCCCCAGCTTTCTGACTCCCGATGCCAACTTTACTTGTAACAACTTAGTTAAAAAGTTTGTTTCTATTTTGTATAGTATCATAAGATTACTAGTATGCAAACAACCGTATGGGGATACGGTATTGCAGTTAATGGACAGACTGACATAACGAAGGGACCTGGAGCGATTCAGGTCTTTTCGTTTATTATGGTGTATCTTGTATTGTGTGTTATAGTTAAAGTATCAACACCTCGTTGATTGTCTTTATTCAATTAGAGATGCCCCTTTCTTGCCCTAGCTTGTCTAGGGTATGGAAAAATTTTTTTTTTACGCCTTCGGCTCTTGTAAGCCTTCAGGCTTTTTTCTACCTTTGATTCGTGGGTACACTTTTGTTTTATGAGTATTGCAATATCTATACTTGTTATATTTTGATATAACAGTATCGCAAGTTTCCTCCAAACAAATTCTTCCTGTACTATAAGAAGTAGAGGGTTTGTAATTAGGATATTTATTTCCTTTTATATAATCACTCATACAAGATATAGTATAGTTAGGAGAAACAATGCCGAAGAGTAGTTATGGATATAAAAAATCTATGAAGAAAAAAGGTAAAAAGAAAAGAAGGTAACTGTGAAAATTAAAGGTATAGATATGTCTGGTCTTACAAAAAGACAACAACAGACTATGAAGAAACACAGTCAACATCATACAAAAAAACATATGCAGTATATGCGTAACAGTATGATGCGTGGTGCAACATTTACACAAGCTCATCAGAGAGCACAGAAGGCTGTAGGTAAGTAATGGCGGAGTGGCGAGGAATGAAAGTTAAATTAAATTCGCCTAGTCCTATTCGTAAAGGAGAACCTGGGTATGGTCGTAAAAAATTTAAAGTCTATGTTAAAGATGGTGATAGAGTAAAAAAAGTTATGTTTTGGACCAAATATGGAAATCAGAAAAGATAACCCAGAAGCAAGAGCTTCATTTCGTGCAAGACACAAATGTAGTACAGCTAAGGATAAGACAACCGCAAGATATTGGTCTTGCAGAGCGTGGTAAGGAGATTATGGCTAAGAAAAAAGAAGTATGGGATAAGAAGAGACCTAAGTCATTAGGTAAATCAAAAGCATTAACTGCTGCACAAAAAGATAAAGCTCGTGCTAGAGCAAAAAGAGCTGGTAGAACATATCCAAACTTAGTTGATAATATGTGGGCAGCTAATCAGTAAAGATAATGCCAAGTAGTAAAATTTGTAAAAATACAGGCTGCAGAAATAAGTTTAAACCTTCTGGAAGACAGATTTATTGTTCTAAACCTTGTAAAAGAAATGCTGAATGGAAACGCAGTAAAAAAGAAACTATAGATACAGAAGAGAAAGTTATAACTTCTACATCAAGAGGTAATGACTACCCAGAGTTTGTACAAAAATATGCAGCTAAATTAGAATCTAAAAAACTTACACATCAACAAGTTGCAGACGCTATGAATATATCTCGTAGTGTTGTTACAAAAATGTTAGCTGCTTATTTAGAAGATAAAGAAAACTACGAATCACAAAAAGACTGGGAGATAGCAGAAGTCACAGTTAAATCATTACAAGACTTTAAAGATTTTAGAGATAGATATTTTAAAACAGAGACAGGCGAACTATACGAGACAGCAGAGTTTCACGAAAACTGGATAAACAATATTGTAGATGCTATAGAAAATGGTAAACAACAAATGATACTGTCACCACCACGTCACGGTAAGACAGATTTGTTGACACACTTTGCTGTATGGCAGATATGTAAAAATCCAAACATAAGAATTATGTGGGTAGGTGGAAACGAAGATATTGCAAAAAATGCAGTAGGTGCTGTACTGGACCATTTAGAAAATAACGAATTACTCAATGAAGAAATAAACGGTCCAGGAGTAAAGTTCCAACCAAAAATCCGTAGTGGTAAGTCCTGGTCCTCTGGTCAATTTACTATAGGTACCAGGACAGTTACTGGTATCAAATCACCAACTATGGTAGCTGTAGGTAAAGGTGGTAAGATACTATCTCGTGACTGTGATTTAATTATTGCAGACGATATAGAAGACCACGGTACAACAATACAACCTAGTGCTAGAGAACAAACTAGACAATGGTGGACAACTACTTTGTCATCTCGTAAAGAGGAACATACTGCTGTAGTTGTGATTGGGTCAAGACAGCACCCAGAAGATTTATATAACTTCTTACTAGAAAACCCAGAGTTTGAAACAATAGTAGAAGAAGCACATAGTTCCGAGTGTATATTGCCAGAGACAGAAATAGAAGAACATCAAGACTGTATGTTGTGGGCTAGTAAGCGTACATACAAGTGGTTAATGTCACAAAAAAATAATGCAGACACTACAGGAGGTAGAGCTATATACGAGATGGTATATCTCAATAAAGCATTTGTTGAAGGAATAACAATGTTTAATTCAGAAGATATAGACCAATGTAGAGATGTTAACAGAAGGGTAGGTCACATACCTGCAGGTACACATCTAATTGCAGGATTAGACCCTGCATCTACAGGTTTTCAGGCGTGTGTATTATGGGCAGCTAATCCAGAGACAGGTCAGTTGTATCTTGTAGATATAGAAAACGAAAAAGGTGGCGGTGTTATACAAGCTAAAAAATCTATACAGAGATGGTATGAAAAATATAATTTAGCTCACTGGGTTATAGAAGAAAATGGTTTTCAGAAAGCTATTAGACAAGATAAAGATATTAAAGACTATACAAGTCGTTTTGGTATTTATTTAGAAGGACATCAGACACAAAAAAACAAGTATGACCCGATTTATGGTGTTGGAAGTATGCAACAGTTATTTGAACAAAAGCTAATAAATCTACCATATGGTGACACAGAAAGCGAAACTAAGAGTAATATATATCGTAGGCAACTAATTTATTTTTCATCTGCTGCTAGTAAGGCAAGTAAGGCGAAAAACTATAAATCAGATGTCGTAATGGCTAGTTGGTTTCCACTAAAAGTTATTAGAAGATTAGGAAAAGAACGACTAGCTGAGGTAGGATTAGATTATAAACCTAGTTTTGGAGAATGGAATTTAAGCGATATGAACGAAAGTCCTTGGGGATAAAATGAAGCCTGAAGAGATACAATATAAAATAACTCAACTACACTTTGACAATCAGAGTGCATATTCTACTAGAGGTCGTATTCGTGCAATTATGAATGGTGGACCTGATGGTTTACTAGCTTTATTAGGTGACCAGATAAAAGGTTTCCAAGATTTTCAAATACCTGTACCTAACTTAATGATGTCAGGTTTAGAACACTTATCACAAAAGATAGGTCGTATTCCTAATCTAAAAGTAGATGTACCTAACAATAAAGATTCTGACAGAGCTAGAGCTAAAGCAGATAAGATAGCTCGTATTGTAACTTCGTATGATGACACACAAAAATTAGATTTACAAATGCCACAAGTAGGTAGATGGCTACCTGGTTATGGTTTTGCTGTATGGGTTATTAGAGAAAAAATAGGTCCTGATGGTACGCCATATCCTTGTGCAGAACTGCGTGACCCTTACAACTGTTTTCCTGGTTACTTTGGTGCAGACCAACAACCAAAAGAAATGGCTATTGTTCGTAGAGTACCTAAAGCTGCGTTGTCAAAAGCATATCCAAACTCTGCTGACAAAATAAACAGCAAAGACTTTTATCAAACAAACACACTAGGTGTTGGTAATGCGTATGCCTCTGCTTACACAGACTCATACAATGGTTCTTGGGCAAACTCAAATGGTGAGGGTGACCTTATTGCTGAGTATTATAACGATGAAGGTACATACATTTTCCATATGACTTCTGCAACTATTCTTGACTTCATACCTAATCCACTAGATAGTGGACCTGCTTTTGTTATTGCAAAGAAATTTGCTTTTGACAGATTACAAGGACAGTATGACCAAATCATAGGACTTATGGCTTCTATGGCAAAAATTAATGTGATGTCAATAATAGCTATGGAAGATGCAGTATTTACAGAAACTAACATATCTGGAGAGATAGAATCAGGACAATATAGAAAAGGTAGATTTGCTGTTAACTATCTAGCTCCAGGTACACAAGTTTCTAAACCAGCATCAAATGTTCCTTATCAAATTTTTCAACAGATAGACAGAATAGAGAGACAACTACGTGTAGGTGGTTCATATCCTATAACAGATGATTCACAATCACCACTTAGCTTCGCTACTGGTAGAGGATTAGAAGAACTAGGTGCAAGTATGTCACTTATGATTAGAGAATATCACACAGTTATGGCTGATGCTATAGAGATGATTGACTCTAAGAGATTAGAGTGGGATGAAAAGATGTATGGTGGTAAAGCAAAAGAATTATCTGGTTACTATAACAATCAATTTTTTAGTGAAAAGTATGACCCTGCAAAAGATATACAAGGTGCATTCAAAACTAGAAGAGTTTATGGTGCTATGGCAGGATATGATGAGCCACAAAAAATTGTAACAGGGCTGCAGTTACTACAAGCAGGCATTATAGACACACAGACACTACAAGAAAACTTAGATGGTCTTGATAACTTGTCTTCTGTAAACAGTAGAATTACAAAAGAAAAAGCAGATAAAGTTTTATTTGATACATTATTGGCTCAAGCACAACAAGGTGACACAAAGGCAACTATGGCTGTTGTGCAGATAAGAAAGAATCCAGATAATATGCAAGGCATATTGGATAAGTTCTTTACTGCAGAAGAACCTGAAATACCAGTCGCTGAACAAGAACTGCTTGGAGGAGGTTCCCTACCACCACAGGGTCCTCCACCAGGCATAGCACAATTCTTACAAGGTATAGGTGGGTAATGTCAATAAACAAAGATTTTGCAGATATTGTACATAACTCATTAGGTGATTTAGATGAAATAGGTGACAATATAATATTTCAGGAAAAAGATGATGCAAGAATATTTCAAGACCAAATGCCACCTCTTATGTTTCCTTTTGGATATTTAATTATTAGTTCAACATTTATGTATTACGATGAGGATGAAGATGACCAGGATTTCTAAAAATAATTACAACGGTTCAAGTTTATCAACAGGTCGTAACTTTGTTGATAATACTAGAGGTATGATACCTGGTCTTACAAAAGGTGAGACATATGGAACAGGTGAAGATATTAAGAAACAAATAGAAGAAGGTGGACCATTACCTAGTGATACAAGATTATTAACAGCAGCAGCTAATACACCACCACCCGCAATAGATAGAGCAACAGAAAGACAAGAAGAAAGTATTATGACCGGAGCTGAAACAATACAACCTGGTAATTATACAATTCGTAATGAACAAAATTTTACAATAGCTAGACCTGGTACAGAGTATAAAAATTCAGATATGGTATCAGCTTATGTACAATCAGGTTTTGATGACGATATTCTGAATATATTAATTAGAACTATCTAATGCTATATCCAGAATATAGCCAATCTAAAAAGGCAGAACAAAATGCTATTACTGATAAGTATTTGTTAGATAAACAAAAAGAAAAAAAGTTTGATTCTATAACACCACAACAAGCAGAAAACATAAAACAACTAGCTACAGTATATAGTTTTGCTCCTGCTGGTTTATTGTCAACGCTTGGTAAAAATGGTTTGAGTGTAGAACAAGCAGAACCTTATGTTTTATCATATGTAAATAATTTTGCTAATGATGGTAGAACAATTAGAAAAGATGCTAGAGACTATCAGTTATCTAATGCTGCTATTGCAGGTAGAAAAGCTGCACTAGATGACAGGAATGTTTTTGAAAGAACAAAAGGACAAATTAAAAAATTTACTCAAGTAGCTAGCACTGGTTTTGCAGCTTATCCACAATTTGTAAATAGAATATTAAAAACTTATATGATTGCAAGAGGAGCAGCAATAGAAAAAGCTGTTGCTGAAGGTCAAGATATTTCATATATGAAAAATGGTGAACCTTATTTAGATTTAAATAAAGCATTTACTAATCCTATATTTATGAAAGAGTTTTATAACCAAATAAAACCACAATACATTGGAGGTAAAGAAGACCTAACAAAAGATTTTGTTCCTTTTTTTGAAGGTGGACCAGCTTTTGAAAAAGCAGGACCGTCTGCATTAACAGTAGGTTTTGAACAATTTGGTGATAAGTTTTTTGATTTAAATACACCAGGAGATGAAGCAGGTTTAGGTAACAGTTGGTTTCCTTACTTTGGTAGCGGTTCTGAAGCCTGGGATGAATCAAATAGAAGAGGACAACTTTATGCTAAATTTAAAGGCTCTGCATTTTCTCCTACTACTGCAGCTCAACCAGTAACTCCTGGCGGTTTAGTAGCTGGTGAGTTTGTTGATGCTAATACAAATGCTTATAGAAACATATCAGGACTTGTGGATGGTGTAATATTTTTAAGAACAGACCTAGCAAATAAGTTACAGGGTATATCTCAAAGCACAAGACAAAGATATAAACAATTTGGTCTTATAGAAGAAAAAGGCAGAGATGGTGTAACAAGATTAAAAACAGCAGATAGAGAAAAAGCATTTAATTACTTTATGAAATCTGATGATGGTAACCAGATTATGAAAGCCTGGTCAGAAAATTTAGATGACACAAATCTTATTGTTAAAAACTTTACACCAGCTATGTCACAAGATTTAATAAAGGCAAGTAAGTTAAAAACACCAAACCAAAGATTAGAAGCAGTGAGAACAGCGTTTCAAAGACACGTTCTTAGTGACCCTAAAGGAAGACCTGATATGCCACAAGGATATAAGTGGAATAAAACAGTAGAGAGTATAGGTCTTAATAAAATATTTAACAATATGTCAAATAAAGAAAAAGACACAGCAAGAAGATTATGGGGAGACTGGACACCTAAAGATACATTTGTATGGGCTAATCAAGAAGAAGTAATTGAAAATACAAGAAGATTTATTATAAACGCAAGAATACCTGCAGAAAAAGGTAACAGATTGTTAGCAAGTTTCGTTAATGCTACACTGCAAAATACTAATCCTAAAATAAAATATACAACACAAAAACAAATATTTAACAAAATATTAAATGCTGCTGGTGAATCTATGGAAGAAGCAAAAGAAAGACCAGATGTTATAGAAGCATTCTTAGATATTACTAAAGGAAACCTTAGAGGCTTTAATACAGAATCTGTAGGTAGCTACTGGATAAGTGATATATTAAGTTGGCATAATGTAAAAACAGCAACTAATAAAGTACTTAAAGGAATAGAAGGTATATTTCCTGGTCAAAGAGCAAAGTTAGATGATTTAGGAAGAGAAATAGTAATTGACGCAAAAAAACAAAAAGTACCTACTCCACACTTAGAACAACAGTTATTAAAAGAAAGTATAACGGTTCCAGATATGAGAAAAATAAGAAATAGTACAGGTAGAGTATCAAGAGGTATTAGAAATATGGAGTTAGCTTATGGTAAAAAGATAGCTCAAGGAATAGATAAATATTTTGATAAAGATTTGGTCGCTACAGGGTGGTTTGAAAAAAGTAGACTTATAGATTCACCTAGACTAGCAACACGTTCAATAATAAATTTATTGTGGGGAGTTCAAAAAGGTATATGGACACCTTTACAATTAGTTACAAGAATTGCTTTTCCTGTAAGAATAACAAGTGATGGTCAAGCTAAATTGGCTGCTGATGGCTACCCTTCATTATTTAAACATCCAATTGAATATTTTGGTTTATTGTTAGGAAAAAATAATAGAACGTTAGCAGGAGAAGTTGTTACTGAAACAGAAGCATTTAAAAAGGTATCAAGAGATAATACAAGAATATTTATAGGCGATACTGTATTAGAAAATCTAAAAAAAGGTTATGTAGATTTTAACATTACAGACGCTTTTCAAAATGCAAAATTAAAAAAAGAATATTTAACAGCAGTTGCTGAAGAAATTAAATTGTTAAATCTTGGAGAGTTAACCAATATTGTTGCAGATAATATATTAAAAAATATTGATGAAGCATCTTTAGCTAAAAGAATGTTTAGAGGAGACTTAGACGAATTAAGATTAGATTATCAAACAAACCTACTTGACGATAATATGACACCAAGTAATGCTTTATCTACTTACGAAAAAACATTAGCTTATGTAGAAACATTATATCAGAGGGTAAGAGAAGCAACTAATGACCCTGCTTTGTTGAGATTTATTGCTAGTGGTAAAGAAACATTAGAGATAGTAAACAAAAAAGGAGTTGCAGAAACTATAAAAATTATAGACGTACCACAAGGGAGCACTATAAGTGAAATGTTACAAACAGTTAAAAGAGTTGCAGTGGATGACAAAAAATTTTATAAGTATTTAGAAGATTTGTTTGATGAGCTTTCTCCACAAATAAGAGAAGAAATAGCAAAAGGTGGAGAACCAATGTTTATGGGATTTCCCTTAGTGCAACAAGGAAGACCTTCTATAAAACTTACTGACGTTAAAGAAGTACAAACACAAATTAAAAAAGTACTAGATGCTGCGTTCACAGCATTGTTTGAGTTTCCTGCAGGTATAGAAAGAGCAGCAAACAGAAGTCCTTTGTATAGAACTATTAGAGGTAAAGCATATGGAGATGGATACTTTTTGTTACCACCTAACTTACAACAAGAGTTTTTAGACAATATAAATAAATTACCAAAAATGTTTTCTACAAAAATTAAAAACGATAAATTTATTAAAGGTATGGAAAAGTTTTTTGATTTAGATGCACTAAACAAATCTACTAAAGAAATAATTATGGAAGCTGTAGAAGAAGCTAAAACAAAAAAACCACCAGAAGGTGTAAGATTATTTGAAAGTCTTGAAGAGTTAGAACAATTTGTAGATGCAAGAGCATTGTTTATACACAACAACTTGTTATTTAATTTATCAGAAAGAGGATACTTTGCAGATGTAACAAGGCTTATGTATCCGTTTATGGGTGCTTATATAGAGCAAGCAACAACTTGGACAGGTGTATTATCAAGAAATCCATATGCTATAAGAAAAGCAGGATTATTTGTAAATGGAGCACAACAAGCAGGATTTATAACCGAAGGACCAAATGGAGAAAAATATTTTTCTTATCCTTGGATAGGACCAGCAGTAGAAGGTAATTACTTTTATGACCAAAGTGAAAGAATAAAAATAAACGCTATGGCTCCTTTACAAGCTATAAATATGGTTACACAAGGAGAAGGACCTGGAGCAGGTCCATACTTACAAGTACCTGCTGGAATATTTATACCAGATAAACCAGAGTTTGATTTAATACAAAAGCATTTTAACCCATTTGGTGTAAAAGTAACAGATGCTGAAACTCTTAAAAAGTTTGGTGCAACTTACCTTTTACCTGCGTATATGACAAAAGCTATAACTGCTTGGTCAGAAGGTGAAGGTATATTTGCAGATGATTATTTATGGAACACGCACGTAGTGCAAACAGCAAAAGCAATAGCTGTTACTGGTTTTTACATAGATGATGCAGGACAAATAGTTAGTGTAACAAATGAAGCAGGTGCTATAGACCAAGATAAATTACTTGAAGGTGCAAGGGTAGTTGGAACAAATACTTTGTTAGTCAGAGCATTTGACCAGTTTTATTTACCAGCAGGATATTCATACGATTATAGATTAAGAACTGATGCAGAAAGGATAAATGATTACAACGAAATATTTGGTAAAGATGTAGAACTAGGTATTGACGGAGAAGGTTATTTAAGATTTACTGCTGTTATGTCTGCTTATAACAATTTAAAAACAGTGTTTGACGGAGATGATGAAGCAGCGATATTAGCTTTGACACAGATACTAGGTCCTAATTGGCTAGAAGGTGGTCAAGGTATAGAACCATTAACCTACTTGACAAGAGGTTCTAGCTACAACGAAGCAGGTATAAGAAGTACAACAGAAGATGGTTATGACTGGGAACGAAATAATGCAAACTTAGAAGAATATATACCAGACATATTTGGTTTGTTTGCTCCTGCTCCTATGCCTGGTGCAGATTATTTTTACGAAGCTAGGTTTAATCAATTAAGAAAAGGCAACATTGTAAAACTTACAGATGAAGAATGGATAGAAGAGACAGCAAAAATAGCTGGTAGCCGTATGTGGTCTTATCAAACTTTAATGAAGGAAAGAGAGTTAGGAAGACCTTTAACTAACAAAGAAAAAGGTGAAATATTTGAAATGGTAGATACTATGTTTCCTAATTGGTATGTAAGGTCTATAACACTATCACAGGATGTAACACAATGGAATCAAATAGAACAAGCATTAGGTATTGATGTAAGAGGTAAAGATAAATTACCAGAAGATATATTAAAACAAATAGAAGCAAGTCCATTGTACAAACCACTAAAAGAGTATATGGATTTGAGAGAAGAAACATTAATTGAAATAGGAAAGATAAAAGGTATAGATAACAAATATGGTAATGTAGCAAGCCAACACTATTATCTTAAAAACACAATGTTGACACAACCTTATAGAAAAAATTTACAATTAGCCGGTGAAAGATTGTCATATCAAAGTCCAGAGTTTGCAGTATTTTGGAATTTAATAGGTTCTAAAGAGCTAAATAAAGAGTATTATGAAGATAGAGAAGGCAATATAATATCTGTCTTAGAAGAATTGGAAGATTAAATGATTACGGTATATGGACCAAATGGAGAAACAAAAAGAATAAATGCTAGGTCAGTAGTAGAGTTTTTAGGTAATAACCCTGACTATTCATTAGACAATCCTAAAACAGGCTTAATAGATGAATCTAAAAAATCCATAGATATGATTAATCAAGCACTGGCAGGAGAACAAGGTGCTATTGCTGAGAAAAAAGTAGAAGAAATTACACAAGATATAGCATTACAAACAGAGAATGGTATTTATTATTCTGGCATACCAAGCGTACTTCCTAATCCAAACTGGGATGGAGTTACTATAGATGAAAAGTATGTACCAGTACAGAACGCTTTTCCTGGTATAAAAATAATACCTAGTTATGAAGGTGATTTATATTTATCAGGTCCTAACTTTAACGCAGTAAACATTGGTAATATGCAAGAACTATTAGAAGACGCAGGATATTTAACTGGAGGTTACAATCCAGGACAAAATGATGCTGCTACAAAACAAGCTGTTAGAGCTTGGTTTGGTGATGTAAATGGTGCAAGATTAAATTCCTATGCAAATGGTGGCAATATAAATATAGACCCTATGGAGTTTTTAGGTAATCAGATAAACAATAGATTTGAAAGTGAACTACAACAGATAAAAGATTACACACAAGAAGTTATGCAAACTGTAGATAGAGGCAAAATGCTTAGAGATGGTGTACAAAAACTTGTAGGTAATAGAAGAGACTACACCAATGCAGAACTAGATGCTTTTAGAAGTAGTATGAATGAACTCATAGACCAAGAAATAAAAAGAAATGAAGACATAGCTGTTTTTAAATTAAAACAAGAATTTGGTAAATTACCTGACCCACAAGCAGTTGCAGGTCTAGGTTTAGAGGGAGCAGAAGGAGCTGCCTTTATGTCACAAGCAGAAACATTAGCAACACAACCAGAGGCTTTTAGTGCATCAGAAGCATTTATAGAAAAGTATGGACCAGAATATAAATCTTTTAGAGAATACCCAGAAAGACAACAAAGAGCAGAGTTAAACTTTAACAATGTTAATAGGTCTATTCTTGGTACTTCTATGAGGATTCGTTAATGGAGGCTCAGACCTACACTATAGAAGATGTTATAGCAGCATTGAACGATGTAGGTTATGTAGATGAGAATGTAATTAATTACATAGTTCCTATAATTGCTTATGAATCACGTGTTAATGGTATGCCATTTACTCAAGATGCTAAAGACCCTACATCAGATTCTTGGGGTATATATCAAACAAACATAAACACAGAAATGGCTGCGATATACAAAGTTATGGTAGATGAAGGTGTTGAGTTACCAGGTATGACAGATTTACAAAAGAAACAATTAGAAACAAACATTGTTGCAGAAGATGAAAAGGATGTAAGAAAGTTTACTCCTAAACAAAAGAAAGTAGTTAGAGAGTTTTTAAAAGAAGCAGACTTACCAACACAAACAAAAATATTTAAAGAGATGTATGAGATAAAGTCTGGAGAGATAAAGTCTGATAAAACAGAAGATGTTATGGAGTCATTGTACTTTAATACAACTAGAAAATTTTATACAGATAAACAGCCAGAAGCAGTCAAATTTAAGGCTAAGATGGATAAAGAGGTAAAATTATATACCAAGAGAAAAATGGAAGATGATTACATTATGGAAAAAGAAAAAGTAAACCAAGAAGAAATAGATAAATTTAAAAGAATGGCTGCTGCTCAATCATCAGGAGCACCTAATCCAAATGTAAGAACGCCAAGAGAAATGGAATTTGCAGATAAATATAAAACACCACTTGACCCAGCCTTAAATAGTTCATTGATAAATGTTTATTCAACATTGTCAAAGGCAAAGAAAAAAGCTATTGATTCAGGATTACAGGTACTGTAGTGGTAAGGGTATATAGAAAAGATTTAGGTTTTGGTCAAGGTACAGATGGTCAAAACTACTATGAGGTATCAGAGGAAAGAGCTAAAGAGTTAGCTTTAGTTGGTTACACAACAAACCCAATAGAAGCAAATGTAGGAAGAGCAGACCCTGGTGGTTCTATATATACAGGTGTAGATACAGCAGATATGTATGTAGCAGAAGAAGTTACAACTACACAAGATACTACAGCACAAACACCAGAACAAGCACCTGACACAGAAGTTGTTGATATAGACCTTATGGCTATACCAAAGGGTGCAGAGTTTTGGAACTATGAAGGGAACATAGCTATTGTGTACAGGATACCAGGAGACCCAAACGCTACACCGCTAAGATATACCTCAAGTCAAGAAGATTTAGTAGCTATCTTTGGTCCTATAGAAGCAGAGAATATAACATTTACAGAACCTTCTAAAGATGATTGGGATAGAAGTTTAGTATTTGGTAACTCTGTAGAGTTGTATGACCCATCAATTATAGACCCAACTAGAAATCCTTGGGAGTCATTTGTTGGTGCAGTAGAAAAACAAGCAGCAGTTAGACCTTGGTTAAAGTCTGAAGAAATGTTGTATCTTTTAGCAGAAGCAACGCTGGAAGGTAGAACAGTAACTGATGCAGAGTGGGAATCCACTGAATGGTGGAGAACACATACACAAGCAGAAAGAGAATGGTTATTACTAGCACAACAAGTTAATCCTGACACAGGCGAAGTAATGACAAAAGATGCTTTAGAAAAAGTTTACGATGACAGAATTAAAATAAAGAACGCTATGGTTTCTGCAGGTATATTTAACTTATCTGATGACTTAGTTAACTGGGTAGCAGAAAAGTTTACAACAGGACAATGGTCAGGCACTTATACTGATGAGCAAATAAAACTATTAGCTGACCCACAACTTCCTGGTGATATAGATACAGGTATGCAAACATTTATAGACCAAGGTGGAGTTACATTTGATACAACTAGAGCTGGAGAACAACAAGTAAAAGATTTAGTTGCACAATGGTGGGGACCAGTATTCGGTGCAAATGTAAAAGATAGTCAGATAGAACAATGGGCAGGTATGTTACGTAATGACCCTAATGGTGAGATAAAACTTATAGATAAATTAAAAGCATCAAGAAAAAGTTTGTTTCCTGAGTATGACGAAGATTTAACTTATGAAGAGATAGCTTCACCTTGGAGAGGATTTGTACAAAATGCCTGGGGTCAGAATGTAGATGATGCCTCTGATGTAGTACAAGAAGTTATAAAACTTAATGATACAGTTAAAGCAGGACAATATTTATTTAAAAAAGGTTTAGAAGATAATGTAGCTAAACCTACACAAGAAGCATTAAAAGCTATGTCACAAGCATTTGGTCAAGGACAAAGAGGTAGAGCATAATGGATGAGTTTTTACAATTAGCTAAAAGTTTATTTCCTTATCTACCAGACGAAGTAATAAACAAGTATGTAGATTATTATGCAGAGTCAGATAAAAATATTGACGTAGCATTAGGTAAATTAAGACAAGACCCTATTTATGACGATTACTTTCCTGGTAACAAGAGAGCTGACAGAACAGTAAGATATAACGAAGCAGAATACCTTGCAGTAAAAGAAAGTTATAAGTTATCTTTAGAAGATTTTGGATTAAACCCAGAACTGTTTGATGATACTTTCAGTAATCTTATTGCTGGTGATGTATCTCCATCAGAGTTCAGAACAAGAGTAGGTGTAACATTTGAAGGTATCAAATCAAATATTCCACAGGTAAAAGAATTTTATAGTGCAAACTATGGCATAGATTTAACAGACGAAGCTATATTTGCATCTGCTTTAAAACCAGAGCTAGGTGAACAAATACTAAATAAACAAATAGCAGTATCACAAATTGGTGGCGAAGCTAGAAGAGCAGGATTCGGAGATATAGTTTCACTAGAAAAAGCACAGGAACTACAAGCTGCAGGAATTACACAAGCACAAGCTAGACAGTTATTTCAAGAAGCTCAGATAGAAGTACCTAGAATACAGGAACTACAAGCTAGAGGTGGTAGAGAAGTAGAAGATGTTTTTGGCGTAGAAGATTTTACAGAAGCAGCAGTATTTAGAAGCCCAGAAGAGTTAGAAGAAATTAGAGTATTAGAAGCAGAAGAAGCAAGCAGATTTACACCTATGACTGGTCCCGCTAGAAGAGGACGTAGGGTACGAGGTCTAGTAGAAGAATAAACTTGACATACTATATATAGTGGTATAATAAAATTAAAGCCTGGTAGCCTCGGCAAAAAATAGACGCTGCACCTCCGGTTTATATCTGGCGTGTAAACTGAGTAGCACAATTCGCCTAGTATCTGAATAGCCGAAAGTGGCTGACAATTTTTGTTATTCTTAATTATTTTATTTGTCGCCTATCACATCATTATCCCAAGGGTGATGTAGATGTAGAAAACTTGGAGTAGGAGAAAATATGGAAAACGAAGTAGAAAATACAGTAGAAGAGACACAAGAAGATAATAATGCTATCAAGCAAATGCGTGAGCGTATTAAAGAACTTGAGTCAGTAGAGAAAGAGTTTAAATCTGTACAGATGGCAAACGCTATTAAAGATGCAGGATTTGACCCAAGCTCTGGTGAAGGTAAAGCATTAAAAGACTTGTACAAAGGCGAGTTAGAAGCAGATGCTATAAAGCAATTTGCTGCTGATTATGGTTGGGGAGAAACTCCAGCTGAGCCAACTCAAGAAGAACTACAAAGACAAAGAGTTGTTTCTGGTCAAGATAGTTTAGATACTGTTATAGAAGCATCAGTTCCTGTAGAACCTGTAGGCTTAGATGACCAAATAAATCAAGCACAAGCTGATGGTGATTGGCAAACAAGTTCTAATCTCAAAGCAGATAAATTAAGAGCACTAACTAAAAAACAGTAAAGGAGATTTAAATGGGTGCAGTATCAGGATTGGGAGACTCTTATGACCTCCCGAATTACGTGGGTGAGTTATTTAATATAACTCCAAACGATACACCTTTCCTTTCTGCTATTGGTGGAATGACAGGCGGTAAATCAGTTACCTCTAAACAATTCACCTGGCAAACAGTTGATAATGCAACAGCAGCACAAACAGTTGTAGCTGAAGGTGCAGATGCAACTTTCGCAGAGAGAAGCAGAAGTGAAGTAACAAACGTTACTCAAATTATGCAATATGGTGTACACGTATCATATACAAAACAAGCAGCAACAGGAAACCTTGCTGGTCAATCTATATTAGGAAACCAACCAGTTCAAGATGAATTGGCTTTCCAATTAGATATGGCTATGAAAAGAGCAGCTAGAGATATTGAGTTCTCTTTCATACAAGGTACTTATGTTGCAGATACAGATGTATCAACAGCAAGAAAAACAAGAGGTATGTTAGCAGCTATCTCAACTAACGAGAGAGCAGCTGGTGGAGGAGCTTTAACACAGTCAGATGTGGACCAAGTTCTAAAAGCTATGGCAGATTCAGGAGCTCCATTTGAGCAACCTGTAATGATGGCTAACGCCTTCCAAAAGCAAAAACTATCATCTATCTTTTCAAGTGCATTGTCACTTGCACCAAGAGATAGAAATATTGGTGGAGTAAATATCACCACTATTGAA